GGGTGTGGGGAGCAGGCCTTGATAAATCGCAAAGTCCACTATCGAGAATTGTCTCCCTATCCCCGCCTTGTCCCGCCGGGTGTATAAAGGTAGTCCCTGTTCCCTCATTTGCGCTGCTATTTCCGGCCTTCCCCGTTGCATTGTTTCCGGCGTAGGCCACAAACCAGACGCGGTCTCTTCTATGCGGGGCGTTGACGGCGCAAGCTGGAAGTACATACGCTTGTACTTCGTAGCCTTCAGCTTCCAAGTCAGATTGCACCTCGTTGAAGACCAGTCCCCCGTTCCAATTAACAAGGCCGAAAACGTTTTCGCCCACGACCCAACGCGGTTGAATTTCCCGAATAACTCTAAGCATCTCTGGCCAGAGGTGCCGGGCGTCCTCCTTGCCAAGTCGCTTCCCTGCAAGTGAGTAGGGCTGGCATGGGAATCCGCCGGAAATAATGTCAATGTGTCCCCGGTGCTTTGTAAAATCCGTTTCGATGATGTTTTCATAACTGATTGCATTAGGCCAATAGTGATGTAATACTTTGCGCGGAAATTCCGCTATTTCACAATGAAAGACATTTTCCCACCCCATCCATTGCGCGGCCAGGTCAAAGCCCCCTATACCCGAAAATAAGCTTCCGTGTTTCATGGCTATGGATTCAATAAATCATCAATCCCTCCCCCCTGCATCACCGCGTCCTGCAGCTCTTTTTGGGCTATGCGGTGCTTGTTCACCGCGTACATAATGGATTGCGATTTGCTATGCAGGATACATGGGGTGAAATTGCCTTTTATGAACTTATCCCCGTGCGTCCATGCAGCGTTCAGAAATGCCTGCCAGTCGGTGAGCGGATCGCCCGCGCCAGGCATCCCGGCTGCCCACTTCGCCCAGGACTTTAGCGCCGCTGCCTCTTTTACGGGCATAATGAAATGCCCGTTCGCATTTCGGCTCATGGGCAGCCCCTTCGATTCGCAGAAGTTGGCATAGGCCTCGAACATGGTGTATATCTGATTAGGGGCTTTCTCCGCTTTGGGGGGGGTCGCGCGGAACTCGGGGGGGGTTGATGTTCGGGGTTGTTTAGTGGGGAGGGGTTCGCCGTTGACTTCAAAGTCTTGCATCACTTCGCCGACGGTCTCCCGCCGAAACTTGGTTTCGGCAAAGTTTGTAGAGGTATTTTTTAGTATATGGTTATTGTTTTGTATAGGTCTATTATTAGTAAGTACCGACTTTTTCCGTGTCGGTGTTTTACCGTGTCCGTCTTTTACCGTGTCGGGGTTTTTCCGGTACGGTGATTCTAAGAGGGTGTAATCGTAGGTATCGAAGCGTCCACGTTCCCCGCGTCGGGTTTCACGCATCAGCCAACCAGATTCCAAAAGTTCATCAAGATATTTGCGTAGGGTCTCCAAAGAGTACCCCAATGCCTTTGCAAGCGGCTTTTGATAGAACTGCCAATCGTCCGGCTTCGTGGCCATGTAGCAGAACAAGAAACGCGCCCGGTCGCTCAATTCGTCATCCTGGATAACGGAGTTGGGGATGATGCTAAAATTGCACTTGATGTTGTTGCGAAAAGTGTTCATAAGCGAAAAATAAAAAAGGGGGCAACGCTTCCACACATTACCCCCTATTGGGAACTATTCCATTTCAAAAACGGCACTCGGTGGAAGGCGGGTGCGGTTCTTGTTGGGACAAAGATACTAAAAAATTGCCAGCTGATTGTCGCTCTTAAACCGACTTTTACACTCGGCTAAATTTAAAGTAGCCTGTTTGAAATAGCTTTCTTTCAGTTCGATTCCTATGGCTTTGCGCCCCATGCTAACGGGGCTGTATACCTCTGAACCAACACCCATGTACGGAGTTAGTACGACTTCGCCGGGATTGCTATACAGTTCTACTACCCTATCAATAACATCAAGTTGCAAGGGGTGAACATGCTTTTCGTCGTCCGGGTCTTTGCTATCCTGAAAAGACAATACATTGTCAATACGAATGTCATCCCAAACAGCCGATGCGTAACGTTGCCAAATGATATGAGAAAGTTTGTTTGTCTTTGGGTCTTCGTGGCCTTCGTACTTTTTTTTGAGTGCCTCAAAAGAAGCAAGCCGATACGCTGAAATAGCATCTCCCATGCTTTCGTATGCTGCAAAATCAAAGGTGCCAGCAGGAACTCCGTATGTGTTCAAATGGTCATCAAGTAATGGCACAGAACCAGCATAATGAGTTAATCCATACGGATGCTCAACCGGAACCGCGTTTTCGCCATGCTTTTTGAAAATCAAAAGATAATCCGGCATAGCGGTAAAGCTGTTTGAGCTATCCTCAACTATCAGTTTGTGCATAAGGCTGCGAACCATTGTACGCATCCTCACTTTCAACGGCTCTTTCCAAATTGTGATACAGTTTTTGTAGCTGAATCCATGCTTTTCATGCAGTGCGATAATTTCATGTCGGAAATCCCAAAGATTCTCCGTCTTGCTGTCCATTATATCGGTGCAATGCACAGCGGTAATCCTTCCTGGTTTGGTAAGCCTTGCGATTTCAGCAATGGTAAATTCATAGGTTTTCAAGAACTCCTCTTTGCTTTCGCAGTTGCTATGGTCAAACTCGCTTGAGCTGTAATTATACAGCCCTGCAAAGGGTGGACTGTAAACACTAAAATCAATACTTTGCGCGGGCATTGCCTGCATAACAGTTACACAGTCCGAGTTGTAAATTGCGTAATTTTCGGTGATAACCTGATTCTTTGTCATCTGATTGTGATTTAGATAAAGTTTGGTAATTGAATCGCTTTGTCGAATTGTTTTGCGGATACTTGATACGACTGATTGATATTGTCGTTCAATTTTGAAAATAATTGGTCTGCGTTTTTGGCCTTTTGGATTAGGCTATCCATAACCCTTTTTTGGCCTTCGGAGTACACCAGGTCAACGGTTACATCTTTAGTCTGTCCAAACCGCCAAAACCGCCGGATAGCCTGGTAAAATTGCTCATAACTAAAGGTTGGGAAATATACGGTATGGTTGCAATGTTGCCAGTTCAATCCAAATGCAGTCATTTTTGGTTTGGTAATCAGCTTTTTGATTTCGCCGTCAAAGAAAGCTAAAAGCAATTCTTCTTTGCGATCTATATTCATGCTGCCTTTTATCTGAAAAGCTGATTTATCAAGGTTTTGAAGCAAATCGCCTTCGTCGTTAAAGTTACACCAGTAAACAGATGTTTCGTGTGTGCTTGCTAATTGATAGGCTTTTTCGCACCGTTCTTTCACAGTCATCTTTTGCTCCTGTCTGATTTCGGTCAGCCTTTCGGCGATGATTTCAAACATCAAAATTTGATTGTTGATAACCCAATTTTCCTTATTCTGAACAGCGTGGTACTCCATGTTTAAATTAGGCAGGATATGTCTTTCGTCTGAAAAACCTATGTCGGACGGTTTGCGCATGGATATACTCCAACCAGATACCCACTTAAAAAAATCGTCTTTGGCATGAGGCTTTAGGTAGAACTTGCTACCTATCCTGTCCATTGCCTTGATGTTATTTTCTTTGTTGGAAAAGAACTTGGTCAACATATCAGTATAACCCAGGTATCCTAATGCTTCGCTACTGGTTCCAAGTTCTATGTAATCGTTTGGTGAGGGTGTTGCGGTAAACAAGTAGCGGTATTTCACCTGTTTCAAGAAACTTGTTACCTCATTTTTAATTGCACCTTCAAAGTTCTTTAGAATAGAACTTTCATCCAGGATAACGCAATCAAAGTCGGATGCCTTAAATTTGTCCAACCTTTCATAGTTAGCTACTACTATATTGGTTGTGAACTTCCCGTTTTTACTGTATTCGACGGCTTGCATCCCAAACCGTTCCGCTTCCTTGACAAACTGAAAAGCCACCGCCAAAGGGGTAATAATCAAAACGGGCTTCCTGGTCGCCTCGGCATAGTTCTGAGCTACTGTCAACTCAATAAGCGTTTTACCCAACCCAGTGTCCAGGAACACCGCGCACCTGCCTTTGCGGATCGCGTATTCCGTGACATGCTTTTGATAGTCAAACATTGCATCAGGGATGAATCTCGGCTCTATCCCATAGTCCTGTTTGCTATGCTTTTTGCCTTCAATAAAGTCTTTGTAATTCATACGTCTTTCTATTTGTTTCTGCAAATATATAAAACGTATTGAAACTATCAAATATTTTCTTTCAAACTTATCATTTCGTTGACTTCACCGAAATGGTAAGCTTATGTAACTGTTATGTAACTGTTATGTAACTGGGTAAGCATACCCCATCCCAAACGCCTCCAACGAATGCTTAAACGGCTGCCCCGGTATATCGCGAACGGCCTGGACCATCGCCTCCACTACCCCGGCAATCTCCCGCTGTGAGGGGCTGTCGAAGCCGCGCTTGCGGTACAATGTAACAAGCCCCTCGAAGTTGAGCGACCGAACGGAGTTGACTTGTGAATTGTACATCTTCGCATAGCGTGCTGTTTCTTTTGCCCGTGCTTTGGGCATACCAGCGGATACGAGCGCGTGGATAGCCCGGTGATAGAAGTTATTATTAGCCCATGTCATCTCCTCCAATTCGCGGTACAAGTCGGCTCCGACTTCGCCGTACTCCAGCCAGTCGGCGGGTAGGTAGTACTTATCCTGCAATTCTTTGTACCGTGCGCTTTCGGTGTTCGTGTGTTCAATAGCGACGGTGTGGGTCATTAGTTGGATATGCGTGGCTATGTCAACCTTCATACCGAAGATGAACTTCGCACCCCTGAACGGGGATATGTGTCCCTCTTTTGCAAGGTAGTTCAGCAGGTCGGGTATGCTTCGCTTTCGCGCTGCTTTCTCCTGGATAGCATCGGTAAGTGCGGTTGTTCTTGAGCGCACGTCCTGGGGGAGTTCTATGCCCAATTCTAAGAACGTAGAAGCCCATGCGTTGAGGGCTATCAGTTCATCGCTGCCCATGTAGTCAATAAGAAAGACGCTGTTTTGGTGTTGCATGTTGGATTGTTTTGGTTCAATGTAATTTTATTCAACAATACGCCAAAGCCTATCGCTAAAATTTCTTCTTTGTCTATCGATTTCAATACACCTATTTACATCAAGCCACTCAATTATTTTTCTGCTATCCGAATACGGTATATTTTTATCTAAGACGTACCGAATAGCATCGCGTAAACCGCGATAATCATAAGTATCGCTATCCGTAGCTTTTAAATACGCTTTAAAGCGTTCAATTTGATTTGCGTCAAGTTTTGGTTCCATTTTTAATTGCGTGTTGGTTGGTATGAAAAAGGGGCGACTGATTGCCGCCCCTGGTATGCACTTAATGTAACCCTAATGCCCTGAAAAGGTGGGGTAAAGATAAGAAAAAAGCCCCACCATATACCAGCATGGCGGGGCGAAAAAAACTCTCAAATCACAATTATCCTGTATAGTCTTGTTCCGTTGAGGTGTTGATGATACGGATTTTCGATTCGATTTGCGTAAGCTCGGTAGATAGCCGTGCAATGTCGACAACAGCCTCCGCGTGTGCCTGCTTTAGGAGGATAAGCAGGTAGTTTTGCGCCTCGGCAAAGGTGTCAAAGTAGGCGTCCTGGTCGTGCATATACAGCCTTTCCTGGTTCTGTATCTTTTCGATGTTGCGCCCCTCATACGTGACAAGCCAGCATGTTTTATCGGGTCTGATGAAATAGATTGCCATGCGTTTATTATTTATCGTTGTTTTTAATGGGAAAAAAACACTCTACCCATACCGGGTCAAAGTTTATAGGCCACATACAC